GTTATGATTATGCTATTGTGTTAATCTCTCACGCAAAAGATAAAGTATTTAAAGATGAACAGGGTGCAGAATATCAAAAGATTGTTCCTACACTTCCTGCAACAGCTTGGAACATTGTAAATCGTTTTTGTGATATAATTGGTTATGTTCGCATTACAAAAGACCCTGAAACTGGTGAAGAAGCAACTTTCATGTATCAAAGGGGTACAGTAAGGTTTGAAGCAGGTTCACGCTTTAAATATAGCTCTAAGTACATTCCATTTACTTATGAAAATATTGTAAATGATGTTTATCAAGCATTATTAAAAATAGAAGAAGAAACGCAAGGAATGACTAAAGAGGAAAAAGAGAAGCCACATGTAGCAGCCACTATTGACTATGACAGTGCTATAAATGAGTTTAAAAATGTGGCAAGTAGGTTGAAAAATATTGAAGATGAAGATGAAGTTTATAGGATTATGGAAGAAGTTTTAGGAACAAATAAGCGTATTTCAGATGTTCCTAAAGATAAACCTGAACTTGTTCAGGAAATAAATGAACGAATACAAGAAAGAATATCAGAACTTGAGTAAATGCGGCGTTAAGAGTTTAAAAGAGGGGTATATATATTACTATATACCCCTATTTTATACAAAAGAGAGGTAAAAAAAATGACAGGAAAAGGTTACTTTGTAAAATGTCCGGTATGCGAAAACAAGTTTGACAGAAGTGTTGTGAATTCTGTCAAAATCAATAATAGATATTACCATGAAAAATGTGCAGAAGAAAAACAAAAATTACAAAATGATAAAGAAGAATTAATTAAATTTATTCAAAAATGTATAGGACAAGAAGTTAATAAAAAAATTACAAATCAAGTGGAAAAGTTTGGAAGAGACGGCTACAAATTCAAAGGCATACAACTTACGATTGAATATTATTTGCTTTTGGGATATGAACTAAATGCACAAGAAGGTCTTAGCTTTGTACCATATTATTATAATGATGCAAAACATCACTATATAATGAAACAAAAAGCAAACAAAGCTGCAGAAGAAGTTGATGAACCAGTCAAGCAAAGAAGCATAAGAATAAAAGATCCTGAATTAAGAGAAAGACATAGGAAAAAAGGAGATATTGACATTGAAGAACTGTGAGGTGATTAAGTGAACGATAAAAGAGCAATTTTACAAGTTATTGGTTCTTTGATACAACAGCCTAGTCTCCTGTTAAATTATGATTTTGAACTTGATGATTTTCCTGAGAGATTTCATCAAGTTATTTTTGCTAGCATTAAAAATTTATATGAACGTGGAGTTAATGTTAATTTTGTTAATATTGATAGTTATCTGGCGAATTATGAAGCGCAATACAATATTTTTACTCAAAATGATGGTTTAGAGTATTTACAAAAAGCTGAAGAAATTGCTGATCCTGCTGATTTTACTTTTTTCCATGAAAGAGTAAAAAAATATTCATTATTAAGAAAAGCAAAAGCCAAAGGAATAGATGTATCTTTTATTTACAATGAAAATGAAACCGATCCTAAAAAACAACAAGAAATGCAAGAAAAGTTTGATTCATATACACTAAAAGATTTGCTAGATTTATTGGATCAAATTATTATTGAAATAAAAGATGATTATGTTCATACTTATAATGCTACAGGTAAACATGCAGGAGAAGGAGCTGAAGAACTTAAAGAAGAACTTAGAGAGAACCCCGAACTTGGTTTACCAATGCAAGGAGAGATATTAAATACTATCACTAGAGGAGCAAGATTAAAGAAATTTTATCTTAGATCGGCTCCGACAGGTGTAGGAAAAGCGTTGCCTAATACGACTATTATTCCTACTCCTTCAGGCTTTAAACAAGTTGGAGAAATTAAAATAGGAGACTATGTATTTGGTCAAGATGGCAAACCTACTAAGGTTTTACAAGTGTATCCTCAAGGAGAACAACAAATTTGGGAAGTTACTTTTAGTGATGGGAGAAGGGTTGAATGTTGCGGAGAACACTTGTGGGAATATAGATATCATAGTCATAAAGACGGTGGTAAATACTCTTATAGAGTGGAAACAACTGAACAAATTTATGAAAGAACTAAAAAATTAAAAAATGGTTTTAAAAATGCTTGGCAAGGAAAAGGTTATCGTTTTCATGTTAAGCTTAATGAACCTTTAAATTATAAAGAAAAAGATTTTGATATTGATCCTTATATTATGGGATTAATTTTAGGTGATGGTTCTTTTCGTTATGACAGTAATAAAGCTTTTACTTTTAGTGGTAATGATATAGAATTAGTGGAAACAATATCTTATGCTTTAGGTGTAAACTATAAAAAAAATAGTAATCATAATTATAGTTATACTTTTAAAACTAATGATTATAATAACTTACATGTTGAAACATTATTAAAATCATACCCTAGTCTTTGGAATATTAAATCAGAAGAAAAGTTTATCCCCGAAGAATATTTTGAAGGAAGTATTGAACAACGATATAGTTTATTGCAAGGATTGTTAGATGCTGATGGACACATTGATAATAAAGGAAAAGGTAGAGTTAGTTATACTACTGTTTCGCCAATATTGAAAAAACAAGTGATTTCTTTATGTCAAAGTTTAGGAATGGTAGCAACTTATTTGATAGACAAAAGAACAGAAAAATACACAACTGGAAAGTGTTATCATATTAATATACAATGTAAAAAAGAAGATAAGCCAAAATTATTTAGACTAAAAAGAAAAAAAGAAATTGCAAAAACATATGTTAACAACAATAAGAGAGAAGAACATAAAACTCATCTAGCTATTACTGACATTAGACCAACAGATAAAAAAGCAAAAATGACTTGTTTTACAGTAGAAAATGAAGATGGATTATTTTTAGCAAATGATTATATTGTTACTCATAATTCAAGGTTAGCCGCAGGTGACGCAACTTTAGTGGCAACAGACGAATACTATAGCTATGAAAAAGGATGGATACCTAATAGCAAAGCTTTTCCAACTTTATTTATAACTTCAGAATTAGAAATTGAAGAAATACAAACTCTTATGTGGTCATTTATTTCTGGAGTCAATGAACAAGCTATTTTAGATGGTGATTTAACAGAAAGTCAAGAAAAAAGAGTAGATCATGCAATAGAAGCACAAAAACGAAGTAATATGTGGATAGAACACCTCCCGAACTACAGTGTTTCAGATGTTGCTCAAACAATTAAAAAATATCACAACTTGTATGGAATTAGATATGTATTTTTTGATTATATACATACTACTTTAAAAATGTTAGAAGAAACAGGAAAAGAGATAAGAATGCAAAAATTGAGAGAAGATACAGTATTAAGTATGTTTTCTACGACAATTAAAGATCTCAGCAATGAATTAGGAATTTTTGTGTACTCAGGTACTCAGTTGAGTAGTGATTGGGAAAGTAAGAAAAATCCTAATCAAAATTTAATTAGAGGCGCTAAAAGCGTTGCGGACAAATTGGATGTGGGCATGATTGCTTTAGAGCCAACAAAAGAAGAACTGGATTTAATTGCTCCAATAATAGAAGAGCATTTCATGCCACAACCTAACATAGTATTTCATATTTACAAAGTTAGAAGAGGCAAACATAATAATGTTAAAGTTTTTTCACACATGGATTTAGGCACATGCCGTATGAGAAATTTATTTTTAACAAATCAAAATTGTGAAATAATGTCCGCTACAGAAACAAATATCATAATAGATGACGATGATTAAACTGATTCTGATAGCATATGGAAAATAAATACATGAGCGAGAAAAGGAGGGTAGAAACCTCCCATTGATAGATAAAGATGCCTTAAAAAATAACTTAACAAAGAAAGACATTGAACAAATTGTATTAGATTTGGGAGGTTCTCCTCCCAGTAAAGATTACAATGATAATTTAATTTTTAATACAATTTGTCATAACCCACCAAACCAAGGTAAGTTTAAACTATATTACTATGACAATAGTAAAATGTTTACTTGTTATACTGATTGCGGCGAAAGCTTTGATATTTATGAATTAGTTAAAAAAATATATAATAATTATAGTTTTTTAAATTGTGTTCATTATGTTTATAGTTACAAATCAAATGACAGTAGTTTTCAAAGCAATCTTCCGCAAATTACAAGAATAGATGATTGGAAGTTTATTAAAAGATATGAAAAAAAGCAAAATGGTCTAGTAAAGTTGCCATCTTTAAATAAAAATTTATTAGATAAATTTATGGACAGGTATAATGAAGAGTGGATAAGAGAAGGAATTTCTATTGAAACAATGAAAAAATTTGGAATTAAACATTGTCCTATAGAAAATAAAATTATCATTCCTCATTACGATAAAGATGGAGATTTAGTAGGAATTAGAGGAAGAGCTCTTGATCCTCAAGAAGCAGAAAAACGTAAGTATGCACCTGTTAAAGTGCAAAATAAATTATGCAATCATCCAGTAAGTTTTAATTTATATGGATTAAATTTTAATAAAGATAATATTATTAAAAATAATAAGATAATTATATTTGAAGGTGAAAAAAGTGTAATGAAGTGTGAACACTTATTACCTGAAAATTTTTCCGTTGCTGTTGGTGGTAGTAATTTAAGCCGTCATCAGAGGGAGCTAATATTATCTTTACAAATTGAAGAAGTTATTATTGCTTTTGATAAAATGTGGAAAGATAAAAATGACATTGAAACAAAACGAAAAAGTTTTAATAAAATTAAGAAATGTGGAATGATGCTTTCTCCTTATATGAGAACTTGTGCTATTGTGGATAATAAAGATTTGCTTGAAGAAGGTGAAGCTCCGTGTGATAGAGGTTATTTTATTTTTAATGAGCTATTAAAAAATAAAAAAGAAATTACTACTGCAATTTAAAAGGAGGTAAAAATGAAATACAGACCTATTGATCCTGAAGTTGTTAGTAATATTGACAATCCTATAAAAACTATTATGCAAAACAGAGGTATAGTTAATTATAAAGATTTTTTGAAAGATGATGAAAATTCTATTTGTGATTATAGCTTGTTAAGCAATATTCATAAAGCTACTGATGCTTTTATAACCTTTGTAAACAACGATAATACCAATATTTATATACAGGTTGATCCTGATGTAGATGGCTATACTAGCGCAGCTATGCTTTATAATTATACTAAAGAACTTTTTCCAAAAGTTAATATTGAATGGAATGTTTATGAGGGAAGAAAAAGAGGTGTTGTAGCTGATGATGTTCCTGATTATATTAATTTGGTTGTTATTCCTGATGCAGGTACAAACCAACATGAGGAGCATCAAAAATTATGGGAAAGAAATATAAATACAATTATTATAGATCATCACGAAGGAACAGAAAGTCAATATGCTATTACTGTTAATAATAAGCTATCAATGCTTTATCCAAATCAAGAACTGTCAGGAGCAGGAGTAGTTTATAAATTTTTAAAAGCTCTTGATGATAAGTTAAACGTAAAAAAAGCTGACAATTATCTTGATTTAGTAGCTTTGGGTATGATAGCTGATATGATGGATTTAAGATCAAAAGAAACTAAATACTATATACAAAAAGGATTAAAACAAATAAAGAATCCATTTTTCAAAAGAATGGTAGATGAACAGTCATATTCATTAGGAAATAAAATAACACCTATTGGAATTGCTTTTTATATAGCTCCTTTAATTAACGCTATGACAAGAGTGGGAACAATAGAAGAAAAACAAATTTTATTTAGAGCTTTTATAGAAGAAGATCATGAAGTGCCGAGTAGTAAAAAAGGTGATAAAGAAGGAGATACAGAAATGTTGACAGCTCAAGCATCAAGAATGTGTAAAAATGCAAGAGATAGGCAAAATAGATTAATTGAGCCTGCAAAAGAAGAAATTGAAAAAATTATTGCGGAAGAAGGCTTAGATCAGAATGCAATTATTACTGTTGATGTAACAGATTTATTAGATAGAGAGTTTGTTGGTTTATGTGCTAATCAAATTGCTAACAAATATAAAAGACCGTGCCTGTTGTTTAAACAAGGTGAAGAAGGAGAATACACAGGAAGTGGTAGAGATTACAGCAACAGTGGGATTGATAGTTTAAGAGATTTTCTTAAAGGTACTGAATTTTTTAATTTTGTTGAAGGTCATAGTGGTGCTTTTGGAGCTTCTTTACCACAAGAAGATGTTGATGCTTTTATAAAATATAGCAACGAACAGATAGGTGAAACTGTATTTGAAGAAGTTTATGATGTTGATTTTATTGTTGAAGGTAAAGATATGACAAAATCACTAATAAGCAATATTGCAAAACTAGATTTTATATGGGGACAAGGAATTCCCGAACCTTTAATTGCTGTAACTAATATAGTTTATAACAAAGGCAATTTTAGTTTAATGGGGAAGAAGAAAGACACAATAAAAATTAGATACAATGAAATAGATTACATTAAATTTAGAATGAAACAAGATGATATTGATAAAATTAACCCTGGAACAGGATATAAAGAAATTGAAATAGTAGGTAGAGCTAAATTAAACTTTTGGAATGGAACAACTACTTATCAAATTTTAATTACAGATTTTGAAATAAAAGGAGAATGGGAAGAGGAGTGGTCATTTTAAGTAAAAGAGGTGAATAAAAGTGGCACAACCTTATGACGCTAGAAGATGTGGAGAATGTGATGACTTTGTATTTTCTAATACAGTTGTTGGATATTGCACTTTATATAATTTATTTAATATTCCATCAACATCAAAAAATTGTGATAATAAACAATTACAAAAGGTACTCAAAGGAGATAAAATATACAAAACAATAGTTAAAAATGCTAGAACTAATCCTGCTATTGCAGATAATCTAATATCATTTGGTATTACAATTGTTGATAATAATGGAAATTTTAACTATGAAATGTTTTTAGAACAAATAAAAAATACATATACTTATCTTTTTACAACAGGAGAAAAAAGAAAAGCAAGAACATTATTAAAAATTATAGAAAAACTAGTTGGAGAGCATAATTACAGAATATTAATGAGTGATATTTTTTATGATAGTGATTATGATCCTTATAAAAAATGGCATTAGGAGGTAGTAAAATGAGCGATCCTAGCACAGGAGAAAGAAAAGTAGAATTTGCAGACGGTATTGATTACTTTATAACGCCGCAATATGCAATAGACAAGCTAATTGAATATGAAGATTTTCAAGGTACAATTTTAGAACCTTGTAGTGGAAATGGAAAAATATCTAAAACTTTTGAAGAAAAGGGGTATACAGTTTTCTCAAGTGATTTAAGAGAAGATGAAGATGTTTATGGTAAAAAAGGAATAGATTGTATGAGTTTAAAAGGTATTCAAGCAAATAACTTAATAACAAACCCACCATATTTAACTACAAAAAAACTACTAAATATGTCTAAACATTTTTTAACATTGGCTGATCACAAAATTGCTTTACTATTAAGATTAGCTTTTTTAGAAAGTAAAGCAAGGCACGAATTTTTAACTACTTCTCCTCTTGATAAAGTATTAGTTTTTAGTCAAAGACTAACTATGCATCGAGAAGGGATGACAGATGAAGAAAAAACAAAAGTTGGAAGTGGTAAAATTGCTTTTGCTTGGTTTATATGGAATCATCAAAAACCACAAGGTGAAAAGCCATCTATTGACTGGCTATATTAGACTTGACAAAATTGCAATTCTGTGATATAATTATGATATATGGAAACGTAGAATAATTAAAGGAGGG